AACTCCTGCTACAATTGTCTTTGGAGTATGTTCAAATTCATCTTCTGACTTTGTAGAAATAGTGTACAACAAGTCCATAATAGAATCTCGCTGTTTATCATTCAAACTTAGATTTGCACATAATCTTTCTGCAATTCCAATTTGGGTTTGAAGAACTGTATTATCAGTCTGGGTAAAATGAGTAATCGCCTTGCAAAGTGAACGAATGTTTACAAGAAATATCTTTGCAATTTCTTCATGGCTTCGAGGAACTCCATTGTTTCGACATGATACAAATACAGCACCTCCCATCATTGCACGCCTAGTTTCTCCTCGAACCTTCTGAGCATCTTCTAAATGCTTATATAATCCACAAGCATCCATAACAATTGCCTTTGGGAGTGAAACTTGATTACAGCATATTTGAATTGTATCGAAAATTCCAATCCAAGAACGCTGACTGTTTGAAGACAAACTCCAACATGAAAGACGCTGAATTGATTTAATTTGGCTACTTTGAGATCCAATACCTTTATGAGACATCATAGATCCACATGATGTTTCAGGAAGTAGTTCAGAAGTAGTGAATCCAGTACGACATTGTGATTCACCTTTTCCATCTTCATAGTTTCGCCATTCTGCTCGTTCATCGATTACTTTGTCCATAATTTCTCCACAGTTCTCGCAAACCTGTTCTCCTTCATCAACAATTATAGAATGTTGACAGTTCATTGAAATTTACGAAGTTTCATTTGATTTTTCCGTTTTGTAACTTAAATTAAAATCCAGAATTGAACCGGCATTTGGAAATATTCTATCAAAATGCTTACCTAAAATCTCATTATAAATAAACTTCAATTTAGAAGTCAGATCACTTGCAAACAAAAATACAGTATACATGAAAAACATTCCAGTCGTATATGTATCGACATAAGGAGCAAGAACGGGACTTACTGGAATAATAGGAATACTAGTGTTAACAAAATAGGTTAACCAAAATGATAGTAGTCCAATAGAAACTACTTCGAGAGAAACATCTGCTAATTTACGAAAAAGTGAGTGTTTTTCCCACTGCATATTTCGAGGAGGCTTATCATCTGGGCCATATTCATCAAACAAATAGTATAAAATAAATGATACAATGCCTCCCATAAATGTAAAGAAAATTGCTAAAAACGCAAGATTCGCACTTAATCCTAGACTCTCATTAAACTTGATTTTGTGAGAATACAAGTTAGTAGTCTTTCCCATTATATTCATTCTAGAAAGTGTTGTTCATATACTTGAGGACGATAATTAGTTGTCAAAATAGGTTTACCAAGATCTCTTGACTTTACAGGCTTCATCCACGATATCATCAAAAACTTGGCATCGATTACCCAAACCCAATACCCAGCTTTTGAAAACTCTGTTGTCAGAAATTCGAGTGCTTCTGATAATTTGAAAAGGGGATATCCAAACACGTATGTTGGGACCTCAAATAAAATATAAGGTGCATTTGTGTTGGTTATTGTTTGAGTACGAATTCTTGATTGAATTTGTAAAATAACAGGCCCCATTGCAGCCATACGGTTTTGTTTACGTTCTTCCTGTTCTTCCCAAATATCACGAGCTTTCAGCATTCTTACTTATATACACCAGAATGTCTGCGTTTCGTAAACTTGGACTATGTGGTGGTGGAATAAAAGGTATTTTACATCTGGGAGCTCTTCGAGAACTTTCTAAATACCAGCCTTTAATTTTTCCAGATGGAGTATATGGATATTCTGTTGGAGCTATAATTGGAACCTATGTTGCGTTTGGACTTTCTCTTGATGAAAATTTAGCAAAGAAACATTTATCATTTGATAAAATTCTTCCTAAACCAACCTTTTCAGATATTTCAAATGTCTTTTCAGATAAAGGGTTATATTCTACAGATCTTCTCAGATCTGAATTAATTTCTCTATTTAATGAATCTGGATTAGACATTGAAAATAAAAAATTAAGTGATGCAAGTATGCCATTATACATACTTGCTTCAAACATAACAAAAGGAACTACGACTACATTTACAAAAGATGTTGGAGTATTGGATGCCTTACTAGCTTCTTGCTGCATTCCTGGAGTTTTTAAACCATATGATCTATACGGACAATTGTATGTTGATGGAGGTCTATTTGTTCCATGTTTATCTGCTATAATTCCAGATGCTCTCGTTCTATTTTTGGTAAGAAGAAAAATTCATAAAATTGATGATTCAACCATAAAAACAATGAATCCAATTGATTTTATGAAAGAGTTATATATTATGGCAAATTCACAATTTGCTCTGAGATCTAGAACCGAAAATACAGTTCTTCTTGAATATCCAAAACTTTATTCAAATTCTGAATTAAGCAACTTTGATGTTTCAGATATTTTGAATCATTCTGGAAATCAACTAAAACTATTTCTCAGCACCAAGGGCAGAAGTTAGAAATGCTCTTAGCGAAGGAATATCTGGCTTACCTTCAAATTGATATACTTTATCGGCAGTTTCAAGTTTGAATGTAGGGTATCCTTTTATCTGATACATTGCAGCCTTACCCTTATCAGCATCACAGTCTATCTCTTCATAGTCAATCTTATGTCCACCATAGGAATGATTCAATTGCTTGAGAGATCTCCATATCGGCTGGGCAGCATGACAGTGAGGGCACCATGTTGTGTAAAAAAACATCAACTTAGGATTATCATCTCCATGTGATTCTCCGCCCATTTGCATTAGGCGAGCACCAGGAGGACTTCCTTTTAGCAGATACATTGCTCCCAGAACCGTAATAGTAATCGCAGCCGCGGTTATTGCTATTTTCATAGTAGATGACATAGTATCATTCTCCATCTTTAAAATGACGGGTATAAAATTTTAGCATCACTTCTCTGTTTTTCAAAATATTTTATATATACAGTTTCCACTACAATTGGCTCTCGAATTTGTTGCCATGCTACAGTATAGGTCTGTCTCTCTGGCTCATAAGGTTTACGATTAATACGATACCATTTTCCAGAATAACGAAGCATTTATCGTTTTAATGTTCGTTAAGTTAATATTCATTTTTAATAGAAAACGGAATTGGATTTCTGAACTCTCAAATCAGCAGTCAAAATGCACAATGTATTCAATGTTATTTCAGACATGGAGGTTCGGTTTCCTAACCATATATTCAGAGTAGATGAGGGAAATGCTATTGGGTTTTGGGTAGCAACAATTGCGAGAGGAAATCGCCAAATGACAATTGAGATGGAGATTGATTATCACCAAGCATCCGTGATGGTGGCAGTTCTGCACAATCAGGGGTTTATGCGTTCTGAGTTTACTAGGCTGTTAGATTCTCTGTTGAATTCATTTGACTAGGGAAATCCTACAAGGTGTGCACCAATCCCGAAACCTGCGCCAGTACGAGCAGATGACCCAACTGAAGGAGCATATACGTCAAGAACCGCAAAGGTAGCCATGGCTACAAGCGCAATCTGGCCAATCTCCGACATACGAAGACTCTTGCCAGGAAGAAGGTAGGCTGCAACCGCAACTGCGAGGCCCTCGAATGCATACTTTATGGCACGAGCAACCAGATCACTTACATCAAGACTAGGCATCAGAGAAGCGGGCTTTTTCTGATCGGGCATTTATTATTCACCAAAGAAATAAACAATTGAACCAATTAAAACTGCATGAATAGCGGCATTTAGCCAAGTAACTTGTCCTCCTAGGAACCATTTTTTGTTGGGGCCGGGCATGACAGAAATTAAAAGTCCAGGCGCAAGAAGAAAGGCCGCAACCATAGCAATTAAAACAGTATATGTAGAAGCCATTTTTATACTTAAAAGCTAATTAAAATACAATGAAACTTGTGCGATTTAAATTTTTAATTGACAAAGATGTTAGTGCACCTTCTCATGCTCAACTTGAATTTTATGTTACTGCATATTTGAACGATCCAGACGGATGGTCTAAACATGGATATTTCTTCGAGCCAGTAAAAACTAATGAGAATGTTTTGATACGGTTGAGCACTCCTTCAACTATTGAAAAACATTGTGGTAATGGAAAATTATCATGTGCAGAACTTGGAGGAAAACACATGTGGTTGAACTCAGAACGATGGTTGCATGGTGCTCCAAAGAGTAAGTTGACTTTAGAAAACTATCGTCAATATATGATTTCTCACGAGATTGGTCATATTCTTGGATTTGATCATGAAAAATGCCCATGTAAAAGCTGCCCTGCGCCCATTATGATGCAACAGACTCTGGGTATAGCCGAATGCTCTGCAAATACAAAGGTTTTAACATAAATTGAGTTTTTAAGAAAATGCCTCGTGAGACTCTACCTAAGTATGAAGATGATGGATCCACTATCGATTACCTCGAAGAGGACCCCGAGATTCCTAACCAGAAGTATTGTATTCTCTCATTTCTTTCCCCTGAGAAGGTGATCAAGCAGCGTGCAGAGTTCTTTAATGAGAAGTTTGTTGGATGGCTTGAATATGACTGGAAAATCTCTGGAATGGAGCATTTCATGGCATTTCTTTCAAAGAAGTATTCTGTGAAGGTAGACGATCTTTTTAAGGACATGGAAGAGTTTCGTAAGGTTCATAATGAGGAAATTCGTAAGACAGATGTCCACGAGAAGTACCAGGTTTTTCTTTTGAAGTGTGAGAAGGACCTTGATAACGAGTTTAATGAGAAAGTTAATTTTCAGACTAATGTTCGCGGAGTAAAGATTCGCCGTGTATTTGGAAACGTAGAAGAGGCACAGTCGTATGCCAAAGTTCTTCAGCGTCGCTATCCTAAGGACAATATCTATGTTGGAAAGGTAGGTCAGTGGCTTCCTTGGGATCCTTCGGAGCATCTCATGCCTGAAGTTGAGTATGCAGAGAAGGAGCTGAATGAGATGATGCGCAAGTACCGCGAGAATGAGGTTAATCGTGAAATCTTTTTCGAGGAGGAGAAGACCGAGAAGATTCGCTTGCAGAAGGATCAGAATGAGCAGAAACGCAAGGAGAATCTTGCACTTCAAGATGCTCTAGAAAAACCTGTTCATCCTTCAGAGGGTGGAATTCGTGATCTATGATTGCTTTGTAGCTCTATCTACCGTATCTCTAAAATACTGGTCAAATGCCAGATCGGGAGGAATATACTCTTTCAAGCTATCTGGAATATATTGCAATGCAAAATCTGTTAGACCTACTGTATTATCAGGTCTTGTAACAAATAACTTACTTCTGTATACAAATATTCCAATTCCAGCTCCAATAATTGACCAGGTTATAACACCCATTTATATTAATTACCCTTTTTAACATTCACCCAAGGGCCAGAGTTCTTTCTTTGCATATTTCCAGGGTTGTATTCATCCTGAGATAACATTGAACTCGAAAATGGCTTATTATCGGCCCACAGAGAATCTCCACATAATCTGAAAGGTGGGTGATCGCTTGCTTTATACCAGAAAACTTGATCTTCAAGGCGGTTCGACTGAACTCCATTGCAGATTACTATACATTCAAAATTTTCAGTACATTGATCCATAAATTGACAAAACATATCAAATGTAGGAAACATACCTGCGTAATTTTCGTAAATACGCTTTCGATTTCCTAGAATGGTTTCGCGCAGAATAAACACAAAATCTACATTTGTTCTCAAATTAGGTGTAATACCTAGAGGATATTGCATAGTAATAATCGTCATTAAATCAATGTGACGACCATTCATAAATACATAACGAGTTGATTCTTCTTTGATCCAAGTAGCATCATATAAACAGTCATCTAAAATCAAAAATGCACGAGGATCTGTAGAAGAATTTCCGCCATTTCTATTCTTCTCAGTATTTCTTTGAGTTTTAGCACCAAGCTGCCGCTTGATCACCGACATAACTATTTCAGGCTTATACTTGTCATGAATGAGTTTTGAAGGAACCATGTGTTGAAAAAACTCATTGGCAACCTCTGTTCCAGATATTACTGTCCCAATTGGAAATGCATCCTGATTATTTGAAAGAATATCTCTTACTAAGAATGACTTGCCAGTGTCCTTTTTTCCAATAATTACTATCATTGGAGATTTTCGTGAATCTATCTCACATCGTTCTCGAATCATGCCTATGTTGAATTTCTTTATCTGGAAATTCATATTATTAATTATGCGTGAAGTTTTTACTTTTGATTTAACCCGCACTAATAATGAAGGATCTCCGAACGAGTAGTTTGAATATGTCGGTTAATAAATATAAAAATATTAAAAATCTACAAACTTCTGCAAAATTGAACTGGGAGATCTCGAACATACAACCATTCTTTCCTCCGATTGAAAGATTATTCAAGACAAATATTATAGAATCGCCATCTGAACATGGTATAAAATTTGAAAATCAGGTTACTGGAATTTTGAGCGCCGATAAGATTTCAACAGCCAATGGTGAAATTGAAATTCATAAAAAAGTTACAATGTTACTCAGTCCTTTCAAATGGATGCAAGGAGATTATGGTATTTCATTTAATCTTCCTTCAACTTCTGAACAATCTGAATTATTTCAGAAGAAATTACAATCTCATAATAATGCCGCATATGTTGGTGCTATAATTTCAGCAGCTCTTTCTGGATCTCAACATTTTCCTGCAATTTATGG